GCCCCACCTCGTGTAATGATTTCTACTGAGATGCAGATGTTAACAATGTCTTTTATTGTGTCAAATTCTCCAAGTTTAAACCCATTTGCCTCTGAAAAGTAGAAGTCTACGACGGCAACCTGCTGTGGGCGGTATGTCTTATTTTTCATTGTACGAGCACGGATGGTTTGACCTACTGGCTCATCTTTCTCTTTAATCCACTCGTCACGCTTAACTTCTACTCTGGCAAAGTAGTGGAAGTTCTTGGCCTTACCACCTGGGGTAGTTCGTGGGTCACCATACATGACGCCAATCTTTTCACGCCATTGATTAATGATCAATCCTGTGCATCCACGGTCTTCTACAACCATTGAGCGTTTCTGTGCTTTGCTACTCTTACGAAAGAACTTACCTGTAAGACGTGCACCTAAGCCCATTGTGAATTCATCCATCATCTTTTCGGCCTCATCACCTGGTACTAGTGCAGGTAAAGAGTCAAGAACAATGCAGTCAACCGCACGGTTTTCCATCGCACGAATAATCAAGTCATATACTTGTTCCATAACGTTGGTTTCAACAACCCAAAGGCGGTCAAGATCAACACCGATTGCTTTGGCATAATCAGGTACAAACTCTTCAGCTGCAATCCACATTGCTACCCAATCTGGATCTAATGCTTGGTTAGCCGCAATGGTTTTATAAGCAAGTGCAGTCTTGCCTGAGGATTCATCTCCAATAATTTCAGACCACTGGTTTGCTGGCCACCCTCCTCCAAGCATTAAGTCATAGGCAAGAATACCTGTAGTAATACGAGGTACTTCTTCTTTGACTTGATTACCTTGGACAATTATGTTTTCGCCGTACTTTTTATTGATTGCGGAGATGATTGAATCAAGGCTCTCGCGTGTTGCATCAATGCGCATTTGTTTCCTTTTTGTTAGACGCCCCAGGAAGTCTGGGAAGCTTGGTCGTACATACCATTCCAGCCACACTCAAAACATCTTGGTGCTGGTGACTTACCTTGAATACTTGTACTTGCTGCTCTAGAACTTCGTGTAAACACGTTAGGGCTACCACATTCGGGGCAAGTAACGTCCCCTTGTTTCTTGGCAGCTTCTCCACCCTTCCATAGTCTTAACGCTTCACCCATTGTAATTTGTGCTTGTGAATCTAAATCTGGGCGTAAAACTCGTTGTGGTTCGTCAGGACCTTGTTGGGGGATTACTGGTTGTGGGAATCTAATAGCACCAGAGGTAGGGGGTATCACTGGGTTAAAGCTACGGTTATTTGATGTAACAGGTTTTTCTCCACTTAGTTTTTTTGACCACCAATCACTACTCATAGTCCTCGTCTTCCTCCTCGTCTTCGTCATAGTCTAGATCATCTAATGCTGCTGCAAGCATCAATCCAACTAAAGATTCCATAGTTTTTTCGGTAACTGAGGAATCTACTGCTGTTTCATCAATGGATATTATATCTTGGTCTATTAGATGTGCAATGGTTGCTACACCAAATGATGTAATAATATTTTCAGTTGCTTTTAATGTAGCTTCGTCAAAGTCATTGTTTTCTCTAAGAACAGTAATCATCCATGATGCACACTCTTTTAAATGGTGTAATACGCCGGTATTAGACAGTACAAACCATTTTTGCATGGTATCTATAATTTCATGTTGTTGAACATCAGAAGATGGTACAGAAAAACCAGCAGCGTGAGCTAACTTTTGACCCTCCAATATAGATAGAGTCAGATAGAAGTTGCGTTCTTCTACTGGGTTTGAAGCCATAATCATCCTTTCGCCTCCGACCAGTTATAAGCTGAGTGACAGGACACTCTTAATGGTATTCCATTAATAATGTTACCATCACCCATGGCATTTATAAACAATGGCTGAATTATGTCAACTGAGTCTTCTGGAACCATTGCCACTAGTTCGTCATGTACCTGAACAAGTATGTTAGAGTCTGTATACTTGAGTACTTCATAAACGTCAATCATAGCTTTTTTACAGATATCAGCTGCTGATCCTTGTACTACCGCGTTTACAGCCTGACGCTCTGCCCTAGACCGCAACATGTAATCGTCTGATCGTAAGTCAGGAAGTCTACGACGACGACCTGAAATAGTTTTTACATACCCCATTTTGATGCCCTCATCAATAATGGATTTTTTCCACTTAGTTATTCCCGAAAATTGCTTGTAGTACTGATCGATAACGAATCGCGCGTGCTCTTCATCAACACCAGTTGTTCGTGCCAATTTTTGGGGGCCTCCACCATAAGCAGTTAAGAAGTTAACGCCTTTTCCAAGTTGTCGTTCTTCTGAAGTAACTTCCTCAACTGGTTTACCCAAGATAAGAGCAGCTGCTCCAGAATGAATGTCATCCCCATTAAGAAAGAACTCACTCATTTTCTTATCTCCTGAGAACATACACATAACACGAAGTTCAATCTGGTCATAGTCAGCAACTAGCAGGACATTTCCAGGGGTGGCCACAAACAAACTACGAACGCTACTGTCTCTTGGGATGTTCTGTAGGTTAGGGTTACTTGAGGATAAGCGACCAGTGGCAGTTCTGTGTAGGTGAAATGACGGATGTAATGACCCCTTGTTCAGTTTTGTGAGTAACCCATCAACATAGGTTGACTTAACTTTTTTTGTTTCTGCCCAGTCAATCAACATTGGAACAATTGGGTGTTTAGCTTCAAGGTTATGAAGTGCTTCTTCATCTACTGAAGCTGATCCCTTTTCCGTAAACTTGGTTGGTTTTAACCCCAAGCCACCTTCTTGTTTCTTGGTGAACAGAAGTTGTTGTTTGTGCTTAGGGCTATCTGGGTTAAATCCAGGGGGAGCGTAGTCCATCATATTTAAAAGCAAATTATTTAGATCTTTGTCTAGTTCAACACCTAGCTTTTTCATAGATCTGTGGTCAACAGGAATGCCTGTATCTTCCATTTCCATAAGAACACGTATAACTTCCATGTCCTGTCGTAAACACGATAGTAGTTCTTCTTTATTTTGAATCTTCTGCCAAAGAATTTTGTACAAATGCCATGTCCACTTGGCGTCTAGGTGAACATACTTTGTTGCTTTTGAAAAAGGAACCTGAGTGATGATTGCACCAAGCTTACCATCCTGATGGTAGGGGTTAAAACCACCAAAGTTATGAGCTATAAGCTTGTCAAGACTATATTCTGATAGGTTCTCATTTAGAATATGCTGAGCAATCATAGTGTCAATAAACGGACCTTCTGGCAACTCGTTATCAAAATACTTACGAACAGATCTTGCGTCAAATTTGACGTTATGTCCTACCTTAACAAGATCACCAAAGAATATGGGTTCAAGTTCCTTAAAAACTTCAGTTCGAGACAGCTGTTCCGGGGCAGGGGAAAATACTGCTGGGATATAGTATCTACCCTTAGCCATTGACTCCTTACCATTAGCCAGGAGTTTACGGTAACCACTTGGTGGGATTGTAGATCCATCACCGCGTTCTTCAGGGATGATGATTTCACCGTTGGGATGCCCCATTGGAATTGCCCATGAGTGCCCCTCTGTAGCAAGCCCAAGCCAAAAGACTTCATTACGCATTGGGTCTAACGCAAGAGTATTGGCCCATTTGTTTACAAGTATTTCTTTTGATCGGGCAATTACATCTTCAGAGGTTGTTTTAATAGTTGTAGCGTGTGTTTCCCATTCTTGGTCAATCCAAGCCATAACATCGGAATGTCGTTCTACAATACCGCGGGTTTCAACGTCAAATGCAAAAGCTCCTACCTCACAAATTGTAGCTACAATTTCTTTTAATTCTTCAATTGTAGATACAACACGGGGGGCCGTTAAGCCCCCCGTGTAACCATTTGACTGGTTCATATCAGTCTGCCAAATCTTCTAAGGCAATCTGAGTAAGGTCCTTGCGGGTTGGGATTTGAATAATTTCAGGGGTGTAAGCATCCTTACGGAAAACCCTTATGTCATCTTCGGTAAGACCGTCAATGTTCCACTCTTCAAGATCTCGTTCCTTAACCAACTGATGATTGGTTGCGGAAGTTGCTCCCTTACCTGAACGGCTGACCGCCCAGTAGTGCTTGGAAAGTGGTCCCTGTCGTGGATCAATGTGGAAGTTCTTAAGTTGGTCAATAACTCTTGGACCGACTTCATAGGACTTGTGCATTGGTTCAGCATCTGAAGATAGCAACACTACGTTAAACGCAAAGCGTGTTGAGGGTCGGCTACCTGCATCACAAAGCGGACAA